AATGGAGTGGTCACAATGTCGCCCCCGTTGCCGCTCGCAAGAGAACGTGATAGGGCTCTTGCCCGAAGTGCCCGAACTCCACCCAGAGCGCGTCGGCGGCATCGTTATACACGACAGCCTGTACCCGGTCGTGAGTAGCTCCGCCAAACCTGTGACTCTTGACCCTGAAGCTAGAGATGTACAGACCGGGGTGCTCGTCGCCCTCGGCGACAGTGCCTACCGGAGCCAGGGTAATCGCACGGTCCCTAATCCTGTCGGCCACCTTCTCGACGACATCCATCAGCATGCCCGAGTTCAGAAACTCATCCATCCCCGCGCGGTTGGGTGTGTACTCTGACATCAGGCCGCCCCCTCAATCATGGTGCCGTCGATCCGGATAGGCGCGGTATTGCCGGAGAATGGAGATGTCCAAGTATCGGGCACCCCGGTGACCTCGTACTGTACTCCGTTGCAGATGACGGCGTCAATGTAGGTAACATCGGTACCGAACGGCACGAAGATTACGACGTTGCTACTTAGCTGATCTGCGAGCGCCAGGCTCTCTCGGCTGCTAGCCGGCTGTATCGCACATCCACTGACGTTCTCAGTCTTGGTAGTATAGACATCATTTTCAAACTCGTCCTTGGCGCCACTGAGCACGCGATGTACTATCGTCACCGTAAGACCGCCGTTGACAAAGTTCGGGTACATCAGAACCTCGTAACTATGGTGCCTTGCTTCTTTCGGTAATCCTGTAGGATGTCTTCCATACCGAAGTCGAGCAAGGTGGCGTAGAGGCCGCCGCCGATCGCGCGGCGTCTCATGCTGTAGCTGTATGCGCCGATTGTCTCGCTCTGGATTGTGGCGGACATAGTCGGCGTCGTGATCTCGGAGATGATAGACGTACAGAGTAGCGCGGTGACCTCTGGCGGCGTGAAGTTGTAGCCGTGAGTGTAGACGATCTGGAACGGCTGCCTAGACCACTGGGTGTTGTACCACCACTCGGCGAGATTGATGATACCGGCTACATGCGGGTCGGGTACCAGGACCGTGTCGATGCCGTCGAAGAAATACCACGTGATCAGCAGGTCCGGTATGAACGGGTTGCCAGACTTCGCCAGCACCTGATCTAGCGATATCACCGGACGCTTCGGCAAGGTGATATTCCCCGCGTCGGCGATGAGGTAGATGGTGTCGCCCGAGACGTAGATGAACTGCTCGCGGGCGTAGCGGCGGATGATGCCACTGCCGTCCTTCAGCATGGCGTCGACGCGCGCCGCTTCTACTTGGTTCAGGTTCCTCCCCAGCCTGGCCACGATGTCGTCGGGCGTGGCCAGGCTGGGTAGTCCCGTCGGGGGCGTTGTCACGACTACTCGGTGCGCTTGCCCTGGCCGCGCTCAACTCCGCGCTCAGCGCCGCGTTCGGCCCCACGCTCTGAGCCGCGCTCCGACCCGCGCTCAGCGCCGCGCTCGACTGCACTCTCGGTGCCCTCGGCCCCACGCTTTTGCGAGCCTCTTGCCGACCTACCGCGCTGGGGCTCTTGGCCGCCGCCCCTCAGCTGCGCACGCTCGCGCTCTTCGGCAAACTCCTGCTGGCTCTCGTCGGTCTCGACGAATGGCCTGTCGGCCGCCTCTTCCACAGCGGCAACATCCTCATCCGAGTAGCCCATCGCTTCCCCCTGCGCTGCAGGGTCGGCCATGAACGCGCCGGTGTACGGGTAGGGCGGTGCCTGGATGACGCTGATCGCGCCGCCAGCGGGAGCGGACGCGCCGACCGGCAGGATCATGCCGAACGGCCAGCGCTGTGTGATGGTCTGGCCGGGCTGCATGATCGTGACGGGGTTGACCGTCGCGTAGGCGAGCCGCATGGTCATGCGCATCGCGACCGTGTCCTGCTGCATCAAGTTCATGATGACGACGCCAGAGTCGTTGGAGATGACGCCCTGGTCGAACATCTTGAACGAGATGTCCTTGCGGATGCCGATGATCGACTTGGTGAAGTCGCCCATCAGTATCTCCGCGCCGGTCAGGCCGAAGTTCCATGAACCGTTGTTGACCTCGGACAGCGGGTATCCGTACAGGCCACGGCCGGTCGGCGAGGCCGTCAGGTCGGACTGGTAGATAGGCAGGCCGGTCGCGGAACGCATACCTGTCAGCTTCCAGCTCATGCCCGGCATCGCGGCGAACCCGTTGACGGTGTAGCCGGTACGGGCCATCGCCAGACCGAGGTTCGACACGTCTTGGCCTAGGTCGACGCCGGTGCCCTCAGTGACCCAGTTGCCAGACTTGCCGGCTCCGACAAAAACGGACTCGCCCCAGGTGACTGGCTTGTTGACGCCCCAGAGCACCGCCGAGTCGATCAGCGCGCCGACCGCCTCAGTAATACGGGGCTGAACCTCAGACCAGATCGGAACGTCAGCGTCGTCCATGTACGCCTCAGGGATCGGCACGATACACGCCAATTCCTCGACGACCATGACGACGTTCTTCCAGGCCTGCTGCGAGGTCTGCTTCATGCCCACGTCGCCGCCGACCCAGTACGCCACCGGGAGAACGTCGAGGACGGGCATGCGCTGTGTCTTGGCGGACAACAGCGTTCGGTTCATCAGGCTGAGCGCAGCGCTCGCCTTGGGTGCTTCCTGAATGATTGCGGCGGCGAGAGGTTCGGGAACAAGCGGGTCCGAACCAGTCGTCGTTCTTGCGACGTGAGTGTTGTAGACGGCCATTATCTCGGCCCTTCCGCGCGGAGGATACGCGGGTGTATGCTGTCCGCGCTAGTTAGCTATTGCCACCGGTAAGGATCTGCCGGAACATAGCATTCACGTCAGTGGCTGTACTGCCGGCGGGCGCTGCGCCCGGACGCATAGATTCGACAGGACGGCCCGGCCGCACCCCTCCAGGTGGGCGGCCTCCGTTCTGCTGCTGAATCATCTGCTCTGCCAGCTTAGTGGCCATCTTCGTGATGATGTCCGATAGCTGATCCGCCCTGGCGTTGATGTCATCCTCGGAACCATCACCGAGGAACTCTGCCAAACCAGGGTCGAGATCATGGGCGGCAGCTACCGTGGACCTAGTGTTCTCCGCTCGCAAGGCGTCTCGCTCAAGCTCTGCGGCCCGCTGGGCTTCGGTTGCTTTCTGCAGATCGGACTTGTTGGCATCCTCTAGCGCTTGCAGCCTCTTGGCCGCCGCAGAGTTATCCCGTGCGGTCTTCTCATGCCGCTGGGCCGTCCTCCGCCAACGATCGATTTCCCCCTTCAGGGTCTCCGGGTCATCCTGCACTAGTTGGTGCAGGGCTTCCTCGGCGGCCTGGTCTTCCGCGTCTGCGGTTGTCCCGGCTCCCTGGCCTGAAGTTGCGTCGACGCTGGTGTCAGTGACCTCTCCGGTACCGCCAACATCAGTCTCGCTTGCAGTCTCGCTCATCTCTCTCCTACTCCCACCCCTACGGGCGTATAATAGCTGATCCGAGCCGGAAAGGGAAGCCCCGGCCCATTCTGACGTTACTCGTGAGTAACTGCTTACACCGCCTCTACCATGTACGTCCCACAGTCAGCGGTTCGCCTGCCGCCGCTAGCATCTATGACATCTACTCTCCACCAATAGGCCCCTGTGCTGATATTGTTCTCATCTGGGATCAGGAAAGTCGCCATTGTCTGGCCCGGATTATCCGGGTCGGCCACAATTGTTGAGGTAAACGTCGTCACCGACGGATCGGTGTCTGGCGTCTCTCTGGTTGGCTTATACCAGAACTCCGAACTCATGTTCGTGCCGTCACTGATACCAGGAAACGAGGCCGTCACAGTAACGTCATTACCTTGCGGTATGAACAGGGCGTTCATGTCCATGCTATTACCTCCACATCGATACTCTCTACAGCAACAATAGCGTCTATCTCGCCCGTTTCGATAACAATTTGCGGCGCGGAGTTAACGAACACTGTTGCCGTTACCTCATCGGGCATTGTCATAACGGTATCCTCACTGGCCCAGTAAGCCGTCTGAGCGTGACCATGCTAAAGCTACCGCGACTCCCGCATTCCCGGCAAATGGATAGCCCTACTCTCGCCTGCATGACATGTACAGGGCAAATCCAGATATCGCGGCTATGTCCGGCGACTATGCATTCTCTACGATAAAGACTCGCCGGGGTAGCCCCACACTCCCGGTACGGCGATATCAGAGCGCTACACGGATGCATCCTGGGGATGCCGAGGTCCGCGACGACGATGCCAAACTTGAGAGTTGCCATATCACACCTGACAGAGAAATCCGACGCCGGGCACGCCGGTACCAGCTGCAGCCTGAAGGCTATCGCCGATCGCGGGCGTACGCTGGGCTGACAACAGGAATGCCGCAAGAGGGTGTGCAGCGGTACCGCTAATAACATCACAAGCGATAGCCCAGCTACAAGTACCCGGCGGCGCAGTGAACGGACCCCATGCAATCAGCGCCGTGTTATAGATTTGCGACGGTGAGGCCGCTGTCGCCGGTATCGGCCCGTAGTTCTGACGGGCGTAACCGGAGGATATTGGGCACTCGTTGATCGTTGGACCGCCCATGGAAGTTTCGGCCGAGCTAAGCACGCCGGAAGCAGCAGCCGTAGATAGCGCCATATAGGTCGGCGCTGGCGGCGGGCTCTGTGCCATGAGGAAAACCGCATTGAGAGTCATCTGCTCCGCGTACTGGAACAACTGGCCCGTCGATATCAGCCCCATGACTATCCCACCTTGGTAAAGAACTCACTGAATGTGTCCGGGTTGATGGCCGTCCTACGATCGAAACCAGCTCCGTCTATCCAGTCGACGACCGGCCAGCCAGCGTCATCGATGAACGCCACTTTCACATCGGTCCCCGACGGCATGTCAAGTTTGGCCATGTCCGCGGCCAGGGCATTGCCACGAGCCTCCTCACCGAGACCCTTGGAATGCGTGTAGGCGTAGTATTCACCCGGCTGTGGCGACATCAAGCGCCGCCGGTCGAACCGTCGGAGTTCCAGTTGTCAGGAATGAGGTTAGCCGCTCCGAGCGCCCGCGCCCGTCGCATGATGTACCGGCGAACCAGGGAGTGATCGCCCTTGGCCCGGCCGACAGCCTTGATCGCTTTCTTGAGGTACGCGACGTTGGGGATCGGGAAGCGTGGCGGCGCTCCCTTTGTCTTCGACGGTAGGGCCTTGCCTTGCTTGCCAAGGTTCTTCCGTCCCGATGCCGTCTCTGGTGCTGGTGTTGCCGACATGGTAACCTCCTAGACTCTTCCCATGCCGCCCTGGCTTCAGGGCCTGTCTTGCCTTTCGTTACTTGCTTCCATTGCTCAGTTAGATCCTGATTAGCGGGCTTCTGCCCTTTGAACAGCGGCGCGGCTACACATGTACAGTAGTCGTGCGGATGAAAGTCATCCATCTTGCCGCTGAATGGACCCCGCGCTGCGTGTTGGGTGCAGAAGCCGCAAGCTCCCGGCTTGATCAGGCGCTCCCACCCTTGCGCGTTGGGGTCATTGAGCGCCGCCTGGATGACTGTATCTCGTCCGCCTCCAAGCGCGAACCTCGCTCCAGCGCCGCTCATTGAGTTACGGGCGATCAGGGAAGCATCGCCCGGCTCTCTCTTCTGCTTATTCAGTTGATGGTAGAACGTACCGTTAGCGACAGAGTCAGAAACCCGGTCGAGCTTGTTAATGTTGGGCAACGCTGATTGAACATTCCTAATCGGATATCCGCCGACATGAGACACCACCCGATAGAACTTGGCGGCGCTCGCGGCCGACGCCCGGTAATGGAGAAGCACGACCTGACGTAGCAACGGATAGAACTCTGGCCAGCTCGATGAGAACGGCTCTGGGTTAACTTGGTGATCCCACATGTTCCTGAGAACGAGTACAGCTTGCCGGCCCAATGCATCCTGCTCCTGACGGTAACGTGCAAGAATCAGGGCCGGGTCCGGGGTCGGCCGGTCGAGGGACGACCCAGACCTGCCGTTGGAGCCGAATCGGGACGAGATTCTAGGCGAGAACGGCCCACGCCGGGCGGTCGGTACTAGACCCGGACGCCCGGCCCCGGAAATCGCGCCCCGATTCGGCTGCTTATTCACGGCTACACACCCTGCGGACCCGGCGTTGGGCCAGGTGGAGGCTTGGCTGCAGCGACTGCAGCCGGAGCAGCAGGAGCTGGAGCGGCAGCAGGGGCCATACCTTGCTGTAGCTCTCCCGGCGGCCTGATCTGTATTGTCGTCTGAACAGCCTGCTGCGCCATCTGCTCGGCCTCTTCCTGTTCCTTGGCCTTGAGCCAGGAATTGACTTCATCAGCCGTAGTGCCGGGTATCCGGTGCCATAGTTCCTCGACCGGAACGTCAAGCATCTGCGCAGCCTTGCCTAGACCATCGATCGTTGCGGCGAACGCCCGCGCTGAGGTGTCGCGCCAGACAACTTGCCCGTTCGTGTCCTCCCAGCCCTTCTTGTCATCCGATGCCAGAGCTGTTAGCCGGAAGACGTTACGCCAGGGATCGGTCATATTTGACTGTAGCTCGAACACTTTGCGGTCGAGGCCGTCTCGCGCTGCCGCTAGTGCCTCCGCGCTAAGGTTGGCTATTTGCCCGAGCAAGTGATACGGCGGCACCTGGGTAATTGTCGACATGTGCCTGATACCAGACTCGCGCACGTCCAGGTACTGCTTGAGATCGGTCTCGCTGAACTCGCCGAACTTGCTGGTTGGATCTTCGGCCGCCCATACACGATCGACGCCTGGCCTGAATGACGTCTTCTCCTGTCCATCCGCGTCGACGGGTGCCATCCCGGTGACCCAGCGCTGACGGAACGCCTGGTACTGTTCCGCCATCATGCAGTTGAAGGTGTCGAAGTTGATCTGGTCCTGGAGCGGAATGATCGGCTCGACCTCGCCGGAACAATCCTGGTCCCCGTCAAGATCGACCTCATACAAGAACCGGACGACCGGGCAAATCCCAAGGTTGTGATAGGCGACCGGCATCTGCCCATTGAGATTTGGATCGCCTACCTCGGCGATGACCAAGTCAGTACGACTGTCCGGAACAATGATGCCCGGCTTACTCACCAATGTGTAACGAGCCTGCTCGTCGTACAGCGAGATGAGTAGCTGACTCTTGCTCGGGTCATTAGCGTTGGAGACCGTCCGTACCTCGATGGCTATTTGGGGCCACTCATCATCTACGTCATCCGCATAGAGTGCCGTCATACGACGCGGGCTGACAGGCCGTAGAACAGGTACGCTCGCGCCCGGTAGCTCTTCATTGGTGGCTAGCTCGCCGGGAAGTACCAAGACGTATGAGGCACCGTACTCGATGACAGATCGGTGAACGCCATGCTGTCTTGATATCATGCGATTGGCCTCGAAGGCACTCCATGCCGGCTCTGGATTCTCAGAGCTTACCGTCTCAACGGTAGTCGCGCCGTACGGCTTGTATCCATCAACGTGCAGGTTCTGTGAAATGACGGAAACTATCAGCGGCAGGAAGTTCCGCTTTGAGTGCTTCATGATCCAGCGGTACTCGGAGTTGACCCCGCGCGGTGCGTACGGCGGATCGTGCTTGCCCTCCATGTACCTAGCTATGTGACGTAGCCGCTGTTGCTCGTTCCCTCTCAGGCGGAGGATCACATTGGCTATCCTCGGTACATCTTCCTGATCGAGTATCATGTCACCACCACATCACCAAGTGCCCGAAGGCGATGACGATGATGATAAGGCATGCCACTGCTATAAGCAGCAGGATTTCTGTGAACGTGTAACGCCTCATTAGCTGAAACTCCAG